ACAACCTGTATACAATTAAATAACACTTCACTCTTATTAAATCCTCGTTGTGTTATTATTGAAAATCTAACACCAATATTTATTACATATGCATTTTTCATTGTTATTGCGTCTGTTAATAATCTGTATTGAGATAAATACATTTTTAAATTCTGTTTTACTGCTTCATTTAAAGTTGATAAATTTTTATTTGAATCATAACCCAATAAATATAGGTTCATAGAAAATGGATTTTCAACTTCTTCTATTTGATTATCATCACTTTCAATTAATTGTGTATCTTTTGTTATAAATGCTTTTGCTATGTTTCCATACTTTTGTGGTAATGAATAAACTCTCGTTAAGTAATCTTGTCTTGTTACTGCACGATTTTGTGCATTAAAGTATGCTAATGCATTTTCTCTAACCTCATTAATTGTTTCACCTGAACTACCACCTCTCGCAGGATTTACATTAGTAAACTCTAAACTATCTTCTGATTCAGTAACATTGTCAGAATCTAAATTTCCGTCATCAATTGTAAATGTTACATTTTTTGGACGAGTAATAGAATTTGCCCTAACATTATGTTCTATACCACCACCATAACGATAAGTAACTGTCAAAGTAGTGTTGGAAGGTGCTAAACCATAAGTTCCTGTTTTTAAAAAGTTTGAAGGGTCAAAACTCTCATCTAATCTTGATATACCATAACCTAATGCAGAACCAACATTATCTGGATTAGGAATTAAAACTTCGTCTGCGTTTTGACTAACTCCTGCTCCAAATCTTACTTCTAGTCTATCATTATCAGTAACTCTTGTTGTAAATCTTCTGGTAGACTTAATTAACCTTAACATATATGGAGTATCAGCTTGATATTGAGTATATGTAGGGTCATTTAAAGAAGTGTTTTCTATTGTTTCAAAAACAGTATCTTGTGCTAAAAAAGGAACTTCATACCATTTATTATTATTAGAGTCAACTATTGAAACAATTTCAGTTACATTATCTCTTCCCAATGTTACTTTATCAAATTTTTTAGGACTATTAAACGAAAAGGTTTCATCTATTGTTGTTCCGGAAATACAATTAACTCGTTTTCTTAATTTATATTTTTCTGGAACTCCTGCTGATGATGTTATAAATAGTATATCATCTCTTGGGTCAAGTGCAGATGTTGCTCTGAAATCTACTTCTTCTGGAATTGTAAATTCAACACCAGTATCAGTCGCTACGATTGAGTTTCTTGATACGACACCAGCATAATCTAAGTCTGGTTCATACTCACCACCACCCAATGCTTTAGCAGGGACTGTCTGAGATACGGTAATTTCTGTTACTGCGGGTGTTGCTGTTTTTGGTTTATATCCGTAGGCTTGTGCAATGTTATAAACATTTTTTTTCTCTTCTGCATAATTCAATAAAGTTTCTTTATATTGATTGTCAACATAATAATTTAAAACATCACCAACATAAGATGCCATTTCAACAAACATCATACCCGGAGATGATTCATTAAAATCATTGTATTGGTTTGGAAAATAAGTTTTTGCAAACTCAATAAGATTTTGTCTTATGTCTGAAAAGTCTCTACCTAGATAACTTACTTCTTTTTTAATTACTTTTTTGTTTGTATTATAATCAACGGCCATTTTATTCTCCTGCTCCAATTTCAAATGATATCGTGTCAAGTGCGTCTGGTTCAACCTCAGTTGAATATTCTAATGTAATTAAAACTTGATTTGGATTTCTATCGTCTTGAAATGATACTAAGTTATTTATATTAACATAGGGTAACCAATTTGATATTGATTGTCTAATGTCATCTTCTAAAACTTTTAAACTTTCTGGTGTTATCTGTGTAAATAATATTTTTTTTAAATTTGAGCCAAAGTTTGGTTGAAAAATTCTTTCTCCTCTTTGAGTCAAAATTAAATTTCTTATATTTGATTTTACCTGTTGTCTAATAGTTTTTGTTTTACGAAAAAATCCACTTTCATTGTGGTCTAAAGGAAACTCTATACCAACATAAATGTTTTCATCTCTATCTATTTCTCTTACATTTGCCATTATGGTCTAAATCCAGTATCACCTTTTTTCTTTTTATCTATTGCTTTCATAAGTCCAGAGTAATCACGAGTTAGTGCATTTTGCACATCTTCTGGAACTGCGTCTACTGAAACACCAGCTTTCTTGATTGTATCGACTGCTGCCATTTCTCTTGCTCTTTCTTTATTCTGTCCCATACCTAAATCTCCATATCCTAGAACATCTGCCATATTATCACTACCTAACACCCCACCTCCTAATGTAGGATATTCATCAGTTTGTCCTGATGAACCTAGTGGTTTGGTGTTATTCAATACTTCATTTAATGCTTCATTTTTTGTGTATTGTTTTTTAGGTTTCTTGATAACCTTTTTAGGTTTAGGTTTAGAAATTGTTTCTGATAAACTAATTTCTTTTTCTTCATTAATAAATATCTCACTCAGTTGTTTTTTGACTTCTTTGCGAACAACTAATTCAATTATATTTCTTAATTTATTTTTATTCATTATTATACCTCATCATCGTTTTTATTACCTCTAATTTTTGCAAACTTACTTAAAATTCCTTCATCTTCATCTTCTAATGTTTGTCTAACTTCTGTAAATTTATTTTTATAAGGAGCTGCTAATGTTGTATTACCAGCACCAATTATTGTATTTTCAATTATATCTAATATATCTTTTAATAAAGTTTTTAATGTATTACCCAATACCATAGGTTCTAAATTTGTTTCATTACCAAAATTTAAATTTAAAAAACTATCACCTAAATTTATATTAGATGACCAAAAATTTATTTTATCTTTTGCATTAAATACAATTTTGTCTGATTGAATAATTACATTAGGACTTCCTGCATAAGTAATTTCATCAAACTTATAAGTGTCTATTATTGTTGGTTCGTTTGTCGTTAAGTATATGGAACTTAATTCATTTTTTATATTTTCAAGATAACTTTTTCTTAAATCTTTTCCTTCATCATCTACTGGATAGTTAGATATTCCAGAAACCAGTTTTATGTTTGGTGAATTAATGAACTCTCTATTATCTTTTACTTTAAGTTCATCGGT